CAGCCGGTACGCGACCACCTGCCCGCCGTCCTGCTGGTTCAGGTAGTCCATGATGTACGCGCCCGGGATCGCGCCACCGGAGAGAATGCGCCGGTAGAGCTGGATCGGCAGGTTGGAGGTTCCGAGTGCGTTGTACTGCAGGTCCTGCGTTCCGTCCAGCGGCCCCGATCCGTTGACGACGCAGTGGCAGTTCGGGCTTCCGTTCGCCGAGAGGATGACCCAGCTATCCTGCCCGCCCAGCTCGCCCAGCACCAGCGGCGGCTCGAAGTTCTGGCCGTAGTACACCGTCCCGCCGATCAGGTAGTTCGTGCCTGTGCCCAGCCGGCCGCCGGCGGCGCCGGGAGCAGGCCACGCGCCGATGAGGTTGATGCACGACGGGCCCCCGGCCGCCACCTCGAGGGCCGAGCCTCGGAGGAGGGAGTTGTCTGCCAGCGGGATGGTGGTCAGGGAGGACGGGATACAGCGCTCTGTCCAGACCTCCATGATCTGCTTCCCGATCAGGTCGCACGGCTCCAGCACGAGCGGGGTGTGGTCGATCATCATCAGCCCCCGAAGCTGGTTCCAGAAGTCGGGAGTGATATACGCTCCCGAGAACCGCAGCACCGGACGGTTGCGGCTCACGGTCACCGCGTTCAGCGTGCCGTCTCCACCCCTGGTGGCATCGCCCAGCTTCTGGTCCTCCCAGTCCACGCCGTCCGGGTTGATCTCGAACGGGGCCTTGGCCCCGGGCCGCCCGAGCAGGAATGGCAGACGCCAGGCCACGCTATGCCAGCGCCAGGTCGCCGCTCATGCGGATGAGCGATCGCATCTGCCGTCCGATCATGCGCTGGTCCGGAGAGTTCAGCCCGCCGATCCCGCCGCGGAAGTTCAGGTTGTAGGTGTCTCCCCCGCTCCCGCGGTCCGTCCGCGCGCTCGTCCTCGTCACCCGCTCCCCGCCGTGGGCCATGATGGGCACCGGCTGCCCGATCGGGCCCGGTACCTGCCCACCGTGCTGGGCAAACAGGCCGAACATCGAAGTGGCCATAGAGATCAGGCCGCCCCCGGGCGCGAGCCCCGCGATCGCCTGCACGCCGGCGAAGGGGTCCTTGCCCCCGGACGCAGCCTTGGCGCCCCCCGGCCCCATCTGCGTGAAGATGTTCGCGACGGCCGCCTTCACGGCCATCCGCTCGAGCTCCTGGATCACGCTGTCGGCGAAGCTCTTGAACAGGTCCTTGGCCGATCCGGTCCCGGTCCGGACCGCCTCGGCCATGCTCACGCCCAGGTTCTCGAACGCGCCCTGTATGCCGGCCGTCTTCTGCATCCACTCGTCGTGCGTCTTCTTGGCCGCCTCGGCCGCGTGCGCGGCCGTCTTGTCCATCTCCTTCTGCTCGGCCTTCGCCCGCTTCACGACGTCGTCGAAGTACTCGGCCTCGAGCTCGCGCCAGCGCTTCGTCTTCTCGGCGTTCTTGTCCACGACCACGCCGGTCGCGGCGATCTCGCCCCGAGCCTTCTTCAGCTCGGCGAACGACTTGTCGGCCTGCATCTGCAGCTCGGCCAGCTCCCGGCGCAGCCGGTAGAAGCTCTCCTGCCCCTTGGTCACGACCGCGTTCGAGTCGCCCATGACCGCGATCGCGCCCTTGTGCGCCTCCTTGAACACGGCGAGCTTGGTCGCGGCCTCGTCGTAGTTCGCCGCGGCCTTCTTTACCTCCGGGTCGTCTGGGCCCAGCGCCTTCCACACCCGGAACGACTCGACGAAGCTCTGGGCCGCCGCGCTCAGCTTCTCTCCCTTGTTGGCCGCGTCCTCGAACGCGCTCGCGAGGTCCTTGGCGGCCTTGTAGTTCTTCTCGAACGCGACCTGCGCTTTCTCGGCGTCCCTGTTGTGCTTCTCCCACGCGGCCTTGAGGAGCATGACGCCGCCGGCGAGAGCGCCGACTGCCAGCGCCCCCGGGCCGATCGCGCCGAGCATGGCCTGCAGGACGAGGTGCGTCGTGCGGCCCGCCCCCGTCATCCCTGTGAGGGCGGTCACCGTGTGCCCCGCCTGCAGCGCGAGCACCCGCAGCCCGCCGCGCTCGAGCGCGTGCGTGATCTTGTCCTGCCCCGCGCTCGTCTGCTCGGCCATCGTCGCCGCGGTCCGGCCCGTGTCCGCGAGCTTGTTGTTGACCGCCTGCAGTGCGGACGCGGCGCTCTCGCCCCCGCTCTGCGAGACGACTATGCCGAGGTCAGTGACGGGCGGCATGGTGCTTGAGATCCTCCTTCAACCTGGCTACCTGGTCCGCATGATCGGCGAGGGCGTCCATCGCCTGGCGGTCGTGGATCACGACCTGGAGCGCCACCTCCAGGACATGGCTGGGGAGCGCGAGAGCTTCCGACACGTTCATGTCGAGCATCCGCGCGGCCCGGATCAGCCCGATGTAGGCGAGGCCGGAGCCGGGTGGGAGGGATCGCCCGAGGTCGAGCTGCTTGAGGCAATCACCGATGTTTTTTTTAGCGCGTCGAGCTCCACGTCGTGGGGTTCGACGACCTTCTGCCATATCTCGGCAGCGGCCTCTGCGGGCCACGCGTCGGCCGCGTGCTCGCCTTTGAGCTCCTGGAGCAGGTCCCACGAGAAGGGCATCTCCGTCCACGTGCCGTCCGCGTTGAGCGTCCCGACCTTGAGCGCGAACCGGTCCAGGCAGAACCGGGCGAGGGCCCGCGCCCCCACCCGGACCTTGTTCTCGTCCACGCGCTCATACGCCAGGAACGACCGCTCGAACTGGTCGAGCGAGTTGACCGTCGTCCGGTACCACAGGCGCACCTTGCCGTTCTGGCTCTCGTACATCCCGAGCTTCCCGTTCGTCGCCACCGGGGTTTCCATCAGTACGCCGGCGTGATGCCGTTGATGAACTGCGCCACGAGGCTCTTGCTCGTGTACGCGTAGGAGTTCCCGCCCGCCCCGATCGAGCCCGTGAACGGCAGCGCGAGTCCGACCGCCGTCATCTTGACCACCCCCGCAGGCAGCGGCGTCTCGATCGACCGGTACACCATCTTCCCGATCTTGAACAGGAACTTGTACGCCGTGAGCACGCCGTCCGTGAAGGTCTCGGGGCTCGTGACGTCCAGCTCGAGGCTGGTCTCCGTCAGCACGCTCGGGCTGGAGGACGCGAGGAACTTGTTGTACTCGACCGCGTCCTCGAAGAACATCTCCAGCGTCGCCGTCACGAGCTGGTGCTCGCTCCAGATGCGGCTGGCGTAGTTCGTGTCGCTCCTGAGCGTGTGATCCGCGTTGACCGCGTTCTCGATCGTCAGGTGCGCCATCGACAGCCCGGTGACCAGCGTGCCTCCCAGCGTCGCGTCCACGCACGCGAACGGCAGGGGCCGCTGCGGGGAGGGCGTGAGCGACGGCGTCAGAGCCAGCGCGGGAACGAAGTACAGCCCGGTCCACTCCTGGTCGAGGCGGCAGATCGCCGCCTTCGTCATGACGAGCTCCGTCTTGTTGTTCATCATCCCGGCGAACCCGTACTGCAGGTCGCCCTCGTCGTGCCAGAAGTCGTAGGTCGGGAGCTGCGCCGACTCCAGCGCCTCGAAGTTGTGGGCGTGCGCCTCGGTCACGCCCCCGCCCGTAACCGTGTCCTTGCCGAACCCGCCCATGAGCAGGTTGGCGATCGTGGGAGACGGCTCGAGCTCCAGGCTCGCCTTGAGGTTCGTGATCGTCGCCGGGCCCTTCACGGCCTTGAGCGGGATCTCGCGCGCGGCCAGGATGGCCGGCGATTCGAGCGGCGTGATGCTGGGGAACCAGCCCCACGGCGGCAGGAACCGCACGTACTCGGTCGGTGCGGTGATGCCGACGGGGGGAGACGTCGGCGGCGTTCCCCGCTTCGCGAAGGCCACTGTCCTGAGTCTTCCTACCCTGATTGCCATGTCTGCTTCCTCCTAGTGTACCAGCACGTCGTGAAACCTAAAACTTACGATCACGCGGCCGAGGTAGGTCCCCGGACGCTCCCTCGCGAACGGGATCACGGGAAGGCTCTTCCCGTGGAACTCGCTCTCGACCCAATTGCCCGCGTAGACGAAGTACTTGAACGAAGGCGTGGGAGTGAGCCGGTCGTCGAGCGCGTTGTTCGAGAACAGCTTCGCCAACGCCCCGAGGAATTCCAGCGAGGACCGCTTCACCGTCTCGACGTTGTTGCCCGTCACCGCGCAGTACAGCATGACCGTGCCCCAGTAGTCGTACTTGATGTTCGTGTTCAGGGCCTCCGGCCAGTCCTCGGCCTCGATGAACACGCACGGGAACTTCGTCGCCTTGGGCGCCGGCCCCGCGCTGATCGGACGCAGCCCCAGCTCGACCTCGCCCAGGCTGATCCGCTCCTTGATGAGGTCCCGGATCGCGTCGCACCGGCTCGCGAATATCTGGCCGACCGTGGGCAGGTTCGTCTTGACGGTCATACGGCCACCACGTCGCGGAACTCTGCGTCGAACACCTTCGTGGGCGCCGGCTGCCATTCCTTGAACGGCGCCTTGCCGCCCAGGAAGGCGAGCGCGAGATCGCGGACCATGTCCTGGTCCCACTGGTCCAGGAACATCGTCGGCCGCTTCTCCCAGTTGTAGGCCGCCTGCGGCAGCGTGGTCCCGAACCTGGCGTACCGCTGCGTGACCTCCTGGAACCAGCCGGCGGCGCCGGGGTTGGTCAGGCTCTCGATCAGGTCCGCGTCCCGGACCATGAGCCAGTCGTCGTACTCCTTCGTCTTCGCCGCGAAGTAGTCGACCGTCAGCGGCTCCCAGAAGACGTCGCCGCCGAAGTCGACTCCGGACTGCGAGGCGCCCTGCGCGCGGTCGAACTTATCCTCGTTGTGCTCCTGCCACCGCTCGATGATCGCCTTGAACAGGTCCCCGAATCCCTCGAGCAGCCGGGTGGCCAGGAGCGCGAAGGCGTTCGGCCTGGTGATCGTGACCCGGATCCGGAACCCGCCGGGCACGCCTACCGCCTCGGGGTGTAGGGCACGTTGAGGCCCTTGGCTGCGGAGAGTCCGAAGGACGGGGCCTCGCGGGCTCCCCGGCGCTTGTAGTAGTCGTCGCGGAGCTGGATGCCTTCCTTCCAGGTCTCCTCGGCCAGCTTCCGGAAGTTCGTCGTGACGACGTCGACGTTCACGGTCTGCCCGTTCGCGGAGCTGCTGAACCGCGTCGCGTACTCGGACGCCCGGCGCTTGTAGAAGGCGTGCGCGCAGAGCTTCTTCACCGAGTCCATGAGGCCGTCCGGGAGCTTAAGCAGGGCATCGGCCGCCCGCGCCTGCGGGGCCATCGTCTGGTCCGGAACGGTCCCCACGATCATGCACGAGTCGTCGATGAAGTCGTAGTACTGGTCGTCGTCGTACCAGGTGAAGTGGTACGTGGCCTTCAGCTCGTCGATCGGGTCGACGCCGGCGCCGCCGGCCGGGGCGGTGACGGTCGTCACGATCCCGTTCACTCCGTCGATCGTGTAGTCGGTCGTGATGGTGAGGAGGGTGGTAACCCCGGCGTGCGTCTTCCGCAACTCGAAGTCGAAGGTGCCCGGACTGGCGGCGGCCGCGACCGGGTAGTACAGGAGCGTGAAGCGCTTGGTCGCGCCGTCCACGCCGTCGAGCCGCTCGTCGCGGGAGTAGGTCTCCCGGCTCTTGCCGGTGTCACCGACGTCCTGCCGGATGTCGAGCACGAACTGGTCGAGCGAGATCAGGCTCACGGGATGACCTCCCACAGAATGTTGTCAAATAGAGCGGTCACGGTGGGAACGATACCATCCGTGGAGAAGACGTATTCGGTGATAGTCTCGTTGCCAGCAGAGAGAACTCCATTCCACAGCTCACTGCCGCCGCTATCGAATATCGTGTATGTCCCGTCTAGCTGGAACTCAAAGTGGAATATCATTTTCACGTCCAGGGACCCGCACACGAACGTCGTCGGGTTGTTGTACCGGTCATAGACCGCGCACTCGGCAACCGATGGAGTCGCCTTGAACACGAAGCCGGCTGCCCACTTCGTCCAGACAGGGTCCGTCGGTCCGGCAAAGACGTCAACCTCTAGCTGGTCATTTATGGCCCCGGTAGGTATCTTGACCTCGAGGCTCATCCGGAGCTTGTGTCCCACCATCGCAACGGGTAGCAACTTCTCGACCCATCCGAAGCCAAGCGTCGTCCCATTAGCAGTCACCTTCAGAGAGTTGACTCCCTCCATGAGCGATCCACCGACTACGTCTATCCGGGGCTTGCTGTTAGGTCCCTGAGCAGACCACAGACCCTGGCCGCCCAAGCCACCGGGAGAGTAGGGCTCGAAGTCCTCCATTATCGGCGGGATGGGCGCGGGCGGGAGAACAATCCCGCCCACCGAAACGATCCCTGCTATTCCGATCGGGGTCAGGAGCACAGGCTGGCGCTCAGTTCACGAACCCGGTGAGCTTGCCCTTGAGCGAGGCCGCGCTGGCGAACGTGATCGCCGACCGCGCGATGAACAGCCCCCACAGGTTAGGCGGTGTCTTGGCCCGGATCGTGAGCGCGAGCGCAGCCCTGCCGGCCACGCTGTTGGCCGATAAGTCCGACCAGTCCGAGGGCGTAGCCGAGCCGCGGACGCGGATCGGCGGCGCCGCGATCTTCTCGAGGTCCGCGGCACTCGGGGCGAACGTGGCGTTGTTGACGACGGCCGCGGGGATCGAGTCGAACAGGATCAGGTCGATGTCCCCGTCGATCTTCTCGGCATCGCTCAGCACGAGCGACTCCACCAGGATGATCGGCCCGTTCTCCCCGGACCTGATCGGGCTCTTCACGTCGACCGTGAACAGAGTGCCCATGCACTTCCCGGCCGTGTACGCCGCAGCAGTCGTGCCCGGGTTGATGTCGCAGGCGAACGGGGTCGAGTACACGAGGGTGAACAGCATCTATGGCCTCCCCATCGCGGTCCGCTCTTCGGTGACGCGGGCGCGGAGTTGATTTATCGTCATCGCCTGGTCCGGCATGATCGGGATGTAGACAATGCCCTGGGCGTTCAGGATCGCCTTCTTCCTGGCAACGCCCTCGACGTCCCGCCACTTGCGCGGGAAGTCAACGGCGATCAGGTGGTGAGGGTAGAACCGGGTGACCGCAAACGGGTAGCCGTCCTCGAACACCCAGTCGGCTGCGTTGCGCCAGTCGACGCAGAACGTGTTCGCGCCGATCGCGTCGTTGATCAGGTCGCGCGCGCGAACCGGTGCCGGCTCGTACCGCTCTCCCTCGTCCGGCTCCTCGAGGTCGAAGGGCCTCGGCTTGCGGGGCTCGAGCGCCTCCTCCGCGCGATCGTCGGCCGTCTGCGGAGGAGGGACCGTGTCCATGACCGGCGCGCGGCCGGCCACAGGAGGGAAGGCCGGGGGGCTGCTCGGCCCCCCGGCTGCTTCCGTTACCGCGGCGTGGTGCTTGTGCGCCATGCCCTACTGCGAGATGCTCGCCGAGCCGTCGTTGCCCAGGTACGCGAACCGGGGGTCCAGCCAGTCCTGCTCCCAACGAGCCCGGGACCGGAACCGGTAAGCGTCCATGACGAACGAGTCGCCCGACTGGGGCTGCTCCTGCGTGATCTCCATCGGATCGCGCACCTGCTCGATGTACCCCTTGTGTCCCTGCAGCAGAGACCACACGCCGGCAACCAGGTGGATGTTCACCACGAGCTTGAACTCCCCCTGGACCGGGTTGATCCCGAACGGACCGCGGAAGAATCCCGCGGATGCCGTCGATGCCGTCTCGCCCTCCTGGCCGCTGACAGCCGGGAACGCCGGGCTCATCGTGAGCATCCGGCCGTTGATCTCGTCGAAGGTGCTGACCAGGAGCGTGTCCGGAATGACCACGATCGCCTGGCCCAGCGGGTCCTTCGCCTGCCGCAGCCGCTGGAACGCGGTGAGCAGCGGACCGTACGAGAGCTGCACGAACGTCGTCGGCCGGTTGCCGATGTCCGTCGTGTCCTGCTTCGTCCGGTACATCTTCACGCTGAACGGGGTCGTGATGGCATCCCCGTTGTTGTTCTCGCCCGTCCACTTCGACGCCTCGATCGTGCTCGGAGCGAAGTCCGAGGACGCGACGCCGATGAACTTCCGCGAGAAGTACTGGTCCTGCCACATGGCCATCGACTCGCCCAACCGCTGGGCGAACGTCCCGATCTGCCCGGTCTGGTCGTCGTCGAAGAGCTCGCGCTCGAACGCGAAAATTTGACCGAACTTCCGGTTGATGACCTCGAGGTCCTGGCCCTTCACGCCCTGCTCACGGAACGGCGTTCCGGCCTTGATCTCCTGCGGACGGGCTGCGCCGAACAACGGCGCGTAGAACTCCTGGCGACGGCTCGAGGCCACCGTCTGCGCGACCTGGGTGTAGGTCCCCGGGTAGCGCTTGTACCAGGCGTTCGCGATCAGCTGGATGCCGGCGCGGAGGAGCTGCCCCTGCGCCGTGGACGGGATCGCCTCCCGGAGGAGCTGCGGCGCCGAGGCCGCGGTCTCCAGGATCTTCCTCCACGGGAGCTCTGGTGCTTCCCAGCCGTCCTTCTTGCCAGGGCTGGATTCGTACTTGCTGGCGATGGCCTCGGCGACGTGGGCGATCGCGGGATTGATCCGCGAGTCCGCGTACGGCGAGCGCATCAGGTACTTGAGGGTTGCTTCCCTGAGAATCATGTGCTTGCCTCCTTACACGCCGACCGCGCCAGCGACCGGGAACGAGCCCTGGATTTCGACATCCACGGTGCCCGCGCCGGTGATGGCCGCGGCTGCGAGTGGGGCGTGCACGTGACCGACCAGGAGCGCCGCGTCAGCGGGAAGCGTCGCGAGCGCAACCGTCTGCTCGTCTGCCCCCATCTTCAGCGGATCCCCGTGGACCAGGCTGTCGCCCGCCGTCTTCGTGAAGGTGAAGATCCCGTGCCTGCGGACCTTCACGCTGTCGACGAGGTTCGGCTTGTTGTCGATCTGGCTGACCGGAGTCGGACCCACGCCCTCGGCCACGCCGAGGAAGATGCTGGCGTCGAGCGCCACGATCTTCCGGGCGAACGGCCCGGCCGCGTCCCACACCACCAGGTCGCCGAGATTCACGGGGTTCGTCCCCGTGGGATCCAGGCGATAGGCCTCCGGGTTTCCCTGTCTGAGGTACCGGTAGGTGTTCTCCATGTCTAGCTCCTCCCGCCGTCGGACTCGAGGAGCTTCATGAACCCGTCACCGGGCTTGGACTCCTTGACCGACGTGCCACGCACCGTGGAGCCCGCGAACCCATCCGAGCTGGGGTCGTTGAGCATCCCGGCCAGCGCGCGCATTGCCTTCCGCTGCGGAGCGGGGAGGTCCTGCAGGGCCTCGGCGAAGTCCTTGGGCAACCCCGCCTCGGTCAGCTCCTTGACCTCGAACACCGCGAGCTTCTTGGTCAGCTTCGCGATCGTGGCCTGGGCTTCCTTCAGTTCCTTCGTCGCATCGCGCAGGGCCCGCGCCGACTCGGCAGTCGTGCGCTTCTCCTCGTGCTTGATGTGGACGACCGACTTGGAGCCCTTCTTCTCGGGCTCTTCCTCGGCATCCTCGTCCTCGTCCTCGTCGCCGGCCGCGTCGTCTGCGCGCATGGCCTCGTCCTCGGACTCGTCCTTGGTCTCGGACTCGTCTTCGGTCTCGTCCTCGCGCTTCTCGGACGCTGCCGCCTTCTTCTTCGCCGCCTCGTCCTCGGTCTCGTTCTCGGATTCGTCCTCCTCCTTCGGGGGGAACGCCTCCTTGAACAGAGCCTTGAGACGGGCGACGGCGCCTTCGATCATGCCGACGCTCTTCTTCGGATCCTGGTCCTCGTCGAGCGCGGCCGTGGCCTCGGCGATCTTCGTCAGCTCGCCCTTCACAGCCTTGTTCGCCATCTCTCGTGCCTCCTTGGGGTCTGCACTGCGGATTGACTCAACCAAAGCTAGAAACTTGCCCTCGCGTGCCGGACGTGTCACCACGTCGGCCCTCGGGAGCTCGGTCACGTCGACCACATAATTCCAGTCCTGTCCTTCGATCTCGCGCGGCTCGGTCTCGCCGTCGCCGTTGATGGAGATCCCCGCGTACACTTCCTCGAGCCCGGGGAACTCCTTCGCGTACTCGATCGCGTGCTCGGCCTTCGACAGCGCGGCCTCGCCGGCCTCGCTCGTATCGCACACGAGCGTCGCCATCACGGCGCGCCTTCCCTCGACCTCGATGATCGTCCCGTCCTTCCAGAACCCGGCGAGCCCCCACAGGTCGCCCTCGGGGCGCGCCTTGGCCTCGGCCTCGGTCGGATGGTTGATGTGCGCCTTCGCGCCGTTGATCAGTTGGGCGATCTTCTCGATGGCCTCGGGCCCGTACCAGTGGCGATCGCGCCGGTTCCCGCCGCCCTCCCGGATGACCGTGCACCGCACGCTGCGCGTCTTGCGGTCGACCATCGCCTCGGCGAGGGAGACCATGCTCTCGACCTTCCGCTTGCTCTTGCCGCGCAGGAGAGCGCCCTGCGCGGTCGACCCCGCGGCCTCGCCGCGGTCCGAGTACCTGGCCATCGCCGCCTTCCGTGCCTCGCACTTCTCGCAGGCCTCACCGCATTCCTGCTCGCCGGACGCGAAGTAGCCGGTGTCCTCGTCCCACATCCACGCGCAGAGCGCCGCGGGATCGTCGGCGCCGGCGCGGCCCATACGGTCGACGCACTTGTCGAACCCGACGCCCTTCGGGATCGGGCGCTCGCCCTCCTCCTGCTCGCCGCCCGGGAGGTGGACGTTGAAGATGTCGTTGTGAACGCCGCCGGTCTGCGTGAAGGTGCCGTCCTCGCGCTTGGACTTCGCTGCGAGGAGCTTCCCGAGGATCCCCTTCACGCTGCGTTCTGCGGTTGCCTGCATCGTACCTCCCTGAACGAAAATGAGACGCGCCGCTCGCCAAACCCGCCTGGTCTGTGCGATACGGCGCGTCTCCCCATGAACCCTGCTCGGTTGTACTGTCGCCTTGGTTTAGCAGTCCGGTCAGGTCGCTGTCAAGGCCTCTCCGCAACGACCTCACGAAGCCTTGGTTTTTCAAACTCCCTGCGATGGATCGTGGACCGCACGACGTTCACCACCACCCCGTCCCGCTTGTGGACCTCGAGGGTGCAGTCGGCCTCGGCGGTCCGGAGGAGCTGGATCAGCTTGTGCTCGTCGGGCGAGAGGTACGCGGTCACGCGATCGCTCACGTCCGCTCGTCCCCGTACTTCAGGTGCGTCATGTACCGCCGCCTGGTCGCCGGCGTGATCTTCCAGATGATCCGGACCAGCACCAGCCCGTCCTCGGTCCACCGGTTGATCGTCTCGACGTCGGACGGCTCGAGCTGCTGGGCCACCAGGTACGCGCGCACCTCGCGGTCCACCAGCTCGAGCTGCCTCCTGAACCACGGGCTCATCCGCACGAACCGCCGCAGCCGCTCCGGCCGGGCCCGCAGTGCATGGCGATTCTCGGGCATCCTCGGGTCGTACCGCAGCGGGCTGATCGCGCTGCCCCGGTGATCCGTGATCTTGAACTTGAGCGTGTGCTCGTCCTTCCACTCGACGTGGCCCACGCGGATGTTCTGCTCGCGCAGCCCGTAGAGCTCGCACCACAGGCTCAGGTAGTCCGCGATCCCGGTGAAGGTGTGGCACAGATCGGGGAGGCCGACGAGGACGTCGCCCCCGCCGTCCTGGATGTCGATGGACTTGATCGGGGCCTCAGCCGCCACTCTTGTCCTTCGCGGTCATCTTGTAGTCGCGGTTGTCCTCGCCGCTGCCGAACGTCTGCCCGCCCCCGGGCTTCGATCCGTTGCCGGGGCCGGTCATGCCCACGGGCATTGACGTCATCGTCTGGATCCCGGACTCGATCTCCTGCGTCATCCGGTCCTGCTCCTCGTCGAAGTCGTACTTGTCGTCGCCGACCAGCTCGGCCGCCCGCTCGCTGTACGTCTGCTGCGACCACACCTTGCCGACGCGGAGCGTGGTGTAGTTCTTCAGCGTGGTCGCGATGTCCTCGGGCTGGAGGTCGGGCATGATCACCTCGAAGGACTCGTCGAGGGGCACGTTGTACGATCCCTGCGTCCGGAGCGCTTCGACGATCACGCGCGCCTTCTCGAACTCGCCGGACCGGACAGCCCGGGTGAGCTGACTGAGCGCCGCCTTCTTCGGCTCGGTCTTCGGAAGCTCGTCGCGCGCACGCGCGCACGCCATCACCCGCTTCACCATCCAGCCGATCGCCTCGCGCATGAGCTGCTGTCTCTGCTCGAAGGCCTTGACCGCGGGCTCGCCGCGCGTCAGCGCGGTCGCCCTGGTCGCGTGGCCCGTCACGCCCAGGTACTCGGGCGGGAGGTTCAGGCTCGTCGCGATCACGCCGAGGATGTTCTCGCCCGTGTTCCCCATGTCGCCGCCGCCCTCCGGTCGTAGGAGGTTCGGCACGACCTGGTTGTTCGTGTAGATCGAGGTCCCCGGGGGCGGCACGGAGGAGAACTGGTTGTTGGCCTTGATGGCGTCCACGTCCGTCTGCGCGCCGTTCACGTTCCACCACATCACGAAGGCGTTCGAGATCTGGGCGTTGACCACGGCGGCCGTCATCCAGTCCTTGAACCGCTTCCCCCATCCGAGCACCGAGAACAGGTCCGAGCGCCCGCGCTTCTCGCCGATGGTCGCGTTCGCCTTCACGTGCAGCCAGCAGTCGGGCGTCACCTGCTCGATCACGTACTCGCTCACCGGGATCCGCTTCTCGTCGGCCGTTGCCCCGGCCGCGGCCAGCGGGAGCTGCCACTGGGTGATGAACTGCCGGTACGCGTAGTAGACGTTCTCGATGTCGCGCGGGTCGGTCACGATCTCCCACACCGTGGACGCGTCCCAGTACTTGAACGCCGGGTACCCGGTCTCCGCGATGATCGGGGCGTAGATGAACGACTCCCCGATCACCTCCACGTCCTTGTAGAACATCCGGAGCTTGTCGTGCCAGCTCGCTCCGTAGAGCTCGACGGTGAGCACCCAGTTGTCCCAGATCGCCTGGCACGCCGGGTTCGCGAACACGAGCTTCGGGCCGTCGCCCATGATGAACGCCACCCGGACGTTGATCGCCGACTTCAGGATCGGGTTATGGTTGTAGCCCTCGTACGCCTTCGCGGCCTGGTCGAGGAAGTCGTAGAGGTACAGGTTGCGGGAGAACGGCCCGAGCAGGAGCGGGTGCCACTCGTCGTTCACCGGAGAGACGGTCGACGGGCCGGGCGCGTACCCGAGCGAGAACGGGTCCATGCCGGACTCGTCCTCGAGCAGCCGCTTGAGCTTCGCGGGCGGGACGTACAGCCCGTGCGTCTCGCGCAGCTTCTGCGCCCTGAACTCGGCGGTCTGCTGGATCTCGTTGAGCGCCTTCCAGCCGGCGAACCTGGCCGGGCGCATCCGGCGGCCGAGTCCTGCGGTTAGGACCGTCCCGCTGATTGGGTTCTCTTTCGTCTTCGCCTCGTCGGCCCAGCGCTTCACGATCGCGGCGTTGTAGTGGGCCTCGACCGTGTACGTCGGATCGGGCGCGGGATCGGGCTCGTACTTCTGGTAGAGCTTCGCGACGAGTTCGGGGTCGACGTTGGGAGGGAACTGGGTGACGGCTACGGGCTTCGATCGTGCCTCGACGCTGGTCGCAGTGGTTACGATCCCGTCGGGCTTGTTTGCGATGACGCCTTCCGCTCCGGCCATCGGGGCTAGTCTCTCACGGACCTTTCCCACTTGTCAAAGTCGACGGTGACGTAGCCTACGACGTCCCCGGTGGACGGATCCCGGAAGGCCATGCTCCCGGGCCCCAGCCGGGCGATCGGACGGTCGAGCAGGCTTTGCCAGTCGCGCGGAATGATCCGCAGCCAGCACCGGCACCACGGGTGCGCGGGGGGCTCGTCGCCCACGTCGTCCACGCTACGGCCTGCGTTCTCTTCGCAGACGTCGCACACGTGCTCGTCCTCCATCGTCTGCCACACCCGGTCCTCGATGTACTCGTCGAGCTCGTCCGCAGCGAGCTGGTCGCCGGCGTTGATGCTGGTCTGAACCTCGCTCTGGACCAGACGGCCGAGGACGTCGGCGATGTCGCGGCCGTCCGCAGTCGCGGACTCGATCCGGGCAGCGGCGTCGGAGTCGTCGTCGCCCAGGACGCCGGCCATCGTGAGCCCGGCGAGCGCCGCGTACTCCCACGCCTTGAGCCATCCCTCGATCCGGTTCGCGGGCGCGGCTTCCCCGGATGGCGCGTTCTCGATCGGGGCGTCGGCCCACGCCTCGCCGAGGTGCCCCGCGGCCCAGCGCTGGTGGATCTCCCGCCGCGGCCGGATCTTCACGTTGGGCGGCGTCACCTGATCGAGGATCCAGTGCGCGGCCAGGTACTGGTGATCGTGGGCCTGGCGCTTGGCCGTGTGGAGCACGCCGACCGCCTCGTGCCTGAACGCCGCGAGCTGGCGGTCCATGAACTGGGCGATGCGAACCTTCGCGCCCTCGGCGTAGGCGACGCCGTCGCTGGCCGCGTGCTCACCCCAGACCCCGCGGGCGTGCAAGGCGATGTCGGTCCGGACCTGCTGCCAGCGATCGAGGATCAGGGCGGTCGCCGGCTTCTCCACCCGGTCGCGCTGCATCTTGCGGACGTCCTGCCCGAGCCGCTCCGCGACCGTCTCCTGCTGGGCGTAGGGCATCAGCTCCTCCTGTTGTCCACGTCGCGAGGCCACGTGGGCACTTCATCGTCGAGCGCGCGCCTGCTGTTCTTAGGTGGAGGCACTCGATCGTGTCCCTCCCAGATCGCGACCAAGAGCAGGGGCTCTGCATCGGGATCGCGTCCCGTCGGCCTGAATGTGATCGGCAGCGGGTGTTCGTTCGGCCAGTTAGAGTGGCGCCGATGTGACATCAGTCCCCGTACCCCCGGCCCGCGATCCACCGCGAGCCCTGTGACCGGCTCCGTCTGGCGGCCGAGATGAGAGAGTCGCCCGCGATCGCGAACACGGGCGACGTCGCCGCGTTCCGGATCACGTGCTCGAGCGCGTCGAGCAGGTCCTTGGTCTCGCCCGGGAAGTCGGTCTGCTCCTGGATGAGGCACGCCATGCCCTCGCGCGCGGCGTCCTCGACCAGGGGATCGAAGGGAGGGAGCATCGACGGGTCGGGGATGCGGATCTTCCTGTTCGCCATCGGCGGGTTCAGCGTGCCCACGATGCGTTGTATCTTATCACCCTGGGCGGGGCTCTCCCTGGCAGGGACGGCCGTGTTCTTCTGGAACAGCGCGGCGAAGATCTTCGAGAAGGCGACAGACTCGATGTAGACCTCGCTGGAGTGCCACTTCTCCCACGTGGCTTGGATCTCGGTGAAGATGCGGTCGGGCGCCCAGCGGCCGGCCTTCGCCTCGACGATGTACCTGTCCCCCGTGCCTGTGAAGGCGACGGTCACGATCGCGGTCCGGCTGCCGTCCTTGGTCTCCTTCTCGCTGAGCGCCGGGTCCACGCCCGTCGCCAGGCGCACGGTCTCCCCGTTGATCTGCCAGACCGTGCCGACCGGCTGCAGGATCCGGGGATCGTACCAGAGCGTGTCGGGCATCGGCAGGAGCCGCTCCTCGAGCAGGACCTCCCGGAGCTGGTACTGCCGGGCGTAGACCAGCGGCTTGAGCTTCTTCTCGAGCACGCGCGTCCACGGCCAGGCCTCGGGCCACTGCACGATGCGCTTCGCGTCGTCGATCACGAGCGGCCACTTCGCCGAGAACCATCCCGCCTTCTTCATCCGCGCCGGCAGGTCGTCGTTGTGGAACGTGGTATGGATCGCCCGGATGGGCGCGCCCTCCTTCATCATCGGCTCGACGACGTCGTCGAGCCACCGCGTCTGCTTGTCGCGCTGGGCCTTCGCGGACACGTGCAGCGGGTGCGTGGTGTCGTCCAGGATCGCGAAGGTCAGGCGGGATCCGGGCGTCGCGCCCACGCCGTCCGCGTACAGGGTCGGGTTCTTCACGTCCCGCGCGCCCTGGACGACGAACTCGCTCGCGCTCCACTTGGGCCCGACCGCGATCGGGCCGAAGTCCTCGCGGAGCAGCTTGTTCGTCTCGAGCTCGAGGCGCACCTGGCGCAGGCGGTCCCGGGCCGCTGCCTTGTCCACGCAGAAGATGGCGCCGTGCTCGTCGTCCTGCGGCTGGCCCTGCTTGATGAGCCACAGCCACAGGGCGATTCGCCAGAGCGGGTACGCGATCGCCCAGAACGCCGTCTTGCCCGACTCCCGGTGCGCCTGCAGGTTCGCCCGAGTGAGCTCGGGGTCGAGCGCGATCTTGTCCCACTCGTAGTGCATGGGCGCCGGCGGGAGGTAGAACAGGTGCGGCAGGTACCGGTACGCGAACGCGAGGCAGGATCCCAGGGCGTCGTTCAGCTTCGGGCGCTTGACCTCGGACGGGGTGCCCGCCCATCCCTGGGCGCCGGCGGCCGGGGCCTTCCGGGCCCGCGGCCGGCGCCTGGTCTGCCGCTCAGCTCTTGCGCGCTTTCGCTTTGGCAAGGCGACGCAGGTACTCGGTGACGGTTGGAACGACCGCGTGCTGGATCGGGCCGCCGTCGGCGCCCGTGATCTCCTGCTTCTCGCGCCACCCAGCCTGCGCCTTGAGGTAGAAGATCGTCGCGGCGGGGTTGCCGTGGTCGATGAGCTGCCGGAGCTTTCCGGCGACGTAGGCCCGTCCCCGGGACTGCCCCGCTTTTAGGGCCTCCGACAACTCCGAGTTCTGGTTACGCCGGAGGTACTCGTACAGGGTCGAAGGCGCGCAGCGGAGGACGGCGATCGCGATGTCCTCCTGGGTGGTCCCGGCCTCAGCCGCGACCTTGGCCTCGACTATCTGCTTCTCGTTGGGCTCCCAGCGGGGGCGGCCGGGCTTGCGCGCCTTGGGCTTTCTGCTCACGGCCTCATTCTACCGCGACTGCCTAGTGGCCTTGCCGTGGGCGAATATCTGCCACCTCTCGACGGCGACGTCCACGTACCGAGGCTCGATCTCAATGGCCCGGCAGCGCCGGCCCGTCTTCTCCGCTGCGATGATCTGCGTGCCGGATCCGGCGAAGGGCTCATACAGGACCTCGCCCGGCTTCGTGTGGTTGTGAATCGGCGCGTCCCACAGGGCGACGGGTTTCTGCGTGGGGTGCTTGCGGTCCTTCGGCAGTGTCTCGTTGCCCATCTCCCACACGGTCGTCTGGTTCCGCTTCCCGTAGAACGGGGGCCGGTGCCCCTGCACCCAGCCGTAGAAGCACAGCTCGTGCTTCCAGTGGTAGTCGCCGTGACCGAGCAGGAGCGCGGGCTTCACCCAGATAATCTGTCTCGAGATCAACACTGCTGCTGCTGCTGCTGCTGCTGCTGCTGCTGCGAAAAATCCCTGCGTGAGCTGGGCGTGCCACAGATACCAGGCGGCGTTCGGCGCGATCGCCTCGCGGACCGCCGCGCGGAAGCAGTCCTCGAGGAACGCCTGCAGCTTCGGGCCGTTGTTCTCATCGTTCGCGATCTTCCCGTGCTTCTTCGAGCCCGTCTCATCCCCGTAGGCGACACCGTAGGGCGGATCCGTTGCCAGCAGCATCGCGCGATCGCTCTCCATCAGGCGCGCGACGTCGCGGGGCTTCGTGCTGTCGCCGCACAGGATCCGGTGCTGGCCAAGCGTCCAGAGGTCCCCCGGCTTCGAGATCGCCTTCTTCGGCGGCTCCGGTACCAGGTCGTCCTTGCTCGTGTCCTGCGCCCCGAGGTCCTTGAGCAGGTCGTCGAGCGCGTCGCCGTCGTACCCGCTCCCCGCCAGCTCGTGCTCCTTCGCCATCTTCACGAGCATCTGCGCGAGGACCGCCTCGTCGTTGTCGGCCAGGTCGGCCGCCCGGTTGAGCACGATCACGATCCTGGCCGCGTGCGTGTCGTTCCGGCTCGCGACCTCGCGATTGACCGGCACGTACCACTTCCCGCCCTTCACGCTCACGCGGTCCGGCGGGGCGTCGCCCGCCTTCTGCATCGCCTTCAGCGCCTCCCAGCGGCCGTGGCCGCCGAGGATGCAGCCCGTGCGCCGGTCCACGACGATGTCGTCGACGAACCCGTTCGCCTTCAGCGACTCGATGATGGCCCCGAGGTCGTGCCGGCGGGGGTTGTTCGGGGCTGGCTTGAGGGAATCGAGGGAGGCTACTTCCTGGAGGTGGACCGGCGCGCGAGGGCTGGGCATGCGGCTATTCTACCGTGCGGCGCCGCCGACCGGAATCTGCAACTGCAGACCGCCGACCTCGCGCACGATCCGAGCCTTCGCCATCGCCACATAGTCCGCGCTCAGCTCGATCCCGAGGAACCGCCTGCCCTCCTGGAGCGCGACGACGCCCGTGGTCCCGCTGCCGCAGAACGGGTCGAGCACGAGGTCGTCCGGCTTCGAGCCCGCCTGTACGCACGGGCGCACGAGCGCCTCCGGGAACACGGCGAAGTGCGCCCACGTGAAAGGCGTGGTCGCGATCTCCCAGACCGACCGGCGATTGCGGCCCATCAGGAGTGTCCGCGGGTCGCACTCATGCCGGACCTCCGTGCTGTGGCGCGGACTGGAACCGTCGGCATTCCTGACAGGGTATCCGTAGCGGCGGGTTCCGTTCTGCGGGGCGTGGCGGTCTCCCCAGTGGCTGCCGCGGTCGGCTCCTCGATCGTGCTTCTTGCCCACGCCGCGCTTCCGGCCGATGTTCGTCTTCGCGTTCGCCTTGTAGCGGGGATCGCAGGACACCAGCGTTCGCCCTCCCATCCGGTCGAGGTCCTCCGTCATCTTGCGGAGATCGGACGGGCTCGATCGCAGGGGCTCCCGGATCGCGTCGGCGTCGTAGTAGTACCGCTCGGACTTGGTCATGAGGAACACGTACTCGTGCGAGGTCGTGGGCCGGTCCTCGACCGACTCCGGCATCGGGTTCGGCTTCGACCACACGATGTCCCGCCGCAGCCACCAGCCGTCGGCCTGGAGCGCGAGCGCCAGGCGCCAGGGCATCCCGACCAGGTCCTTCGGCTTCAGGCCCTCGATCGGCATCCGGTTCGCCTGGGTCATCGGCCCGATCGGGCGCACCTTCGGGCGGCCGTCGTTCAGAATGCTACCCTGCCCGGTGGGACGGATTCCCCGCGGCCGGCCTGCGCGTCCGGCCCACTTGTCCCCGCGTTCGCCCCCCCCCGGACACTCGCCAACCTTCCCCGCTCCGGTCGCGTAGCAGTCGCCCATGTTCAGCCAGAGCGTCCCGTCCCGCCGCAGCACCCGCCAGACCTCCGCGAAGACGGCGCGCATCTTCTCGAGGTATTCCCACGGGGAGGCTTCGAGCCCGAGCTGGCCGTCTACGGAATAGTCCCTGAGCCCCCAGTACGGCGGGCTGGTGACCACGACCTGAACGGACTCGGACTCGATCGCGCGGAGGCCGGCCATCACGTCCGCGTTCACGATCTGCCAGGGACGATCCGTCACAGCCCCAGCGCCTTCGCCAGCTCGTCGTCGGTGCCCTTGTGGACGGTTGAAGCCCAGCCGATCGCGTCGTTCCCGGCGATCTCGGCCACCTCGGCCTGCCACAGCTTCCGCGCCCCCGCTGGCCCGACCATGCGCCACGCGAACACCAGCAGCCGGCGGCCGGCGAGGCGAGTCGGCTCCTCCGGGGTGTCGGCCGCGGGTGGGATCGCGGCGAGGCACGTCCACTTCCGTTCCCGGTTCGCCATCAGGCACTTCTGCACGTGGTCCGCGAACCGGGCCCCGACCGTCCACTGCAGGGCGTACGTGATCGGGTCCCCGGGCTTATACGCCATCCCGTCGGCGAACCCGAACGCGTCGCGCTTGAACACCATCCGGCCCCCGCCACGCTTGGGGACGTTGATCGTCTTCTCGACGATCTCGGTCTCGTACTTCAGCCGCTCGAAGAAGCGGAGGGTCAGCTCGGCGGGGCTCATGGCTTGAACCCGACCGGCCGCTGCATCGGCACCCGGCGTTCCTCCACTGGTTCGCCCTTGCGCTTCACGTACAGCAGCCGCTCTCGCGGCTCTGCCTGATGCACCACGATCGTGCTCCCGCGCGCGAACGACTGGCCGTCTATATCGCCCTGCGGCCGGGGCGGTACGGTCGGCCGCGGCGTCGTTGGCCGCTGGTTGATCCCGCCCTTCTTCGGCTGGCGCTCGTTCAGGTCGCCGGGGTTCATCCCTGGATCACGCGCAGGCGCCGCTCGGCCTCGTCGCTCACTTCCTGCAGCACCTTCGCCCTCGTCTCGGCTTCCGTCTTGATCCGGACCGCCTCGATCAGGGCGTCGAGCGTCTCCTCGACCGCCTTCCGGAACGCGTTCAGCTCGCGCTTCCCGCCGGCCTTCGGCCCGCGCTTCGGTCCCGGCTTCCCCTTCGTGCCCTTCCGATTGTAGATCCCCCTAGGCATTGTGCGTCCTCCTATTTGCGGCCCGGCGCGTCAGGCCGCCAGGTCCGCGGGTTGTTTTCCATGATGAACCAGTCCACGACCCGGCGCAGCCGCTCGAGAGTGTCGGACGGCAGCACGGGCCCGATCGCCTTCCTGTTCTCGAGCTGGCCCGAGATCGCCTTCTTGTCCTCCTCGAGCTCGTCCAGGTTGATGACGATGCAGTTGATCGGGGGCCACTCGTAGATCGGCTCGTTGCCGTGGAACGTCACGGCCGCGCCTCCATCTTCCGCAACGCCGCGAGCAACTCGCCCGCCCTCCGGTCCATGCCGTTGACCGTCTTCCGCTCCCGAGGCTTCGCCGCGTTCGTCGCGGCCCGGAGGAGCAGCGGAGCCGGCTGCCAGAACAGCGCGCGCGCCGCCTCCTGCTTCCCCTGCCGGAACAGGATCCCGGCACACACGTCGCGCACCCGGCCGGCGAGCTCGAGGCGGCTCACTGCTTCGCCACCAGTCTGCCCTCGCGCAGCGCCTGCTCGAAGAACAGCACGCAGTCGAGGCAGAGCACGGTCGAGTTCCAGCCGCCCTCGTTCTTCGCCCGAAGCACCCGCGGAACGTTCCACAGATGGCTCCCGTCGATGGCATCGTAGAGCGCCGTCACCCTGCCGTCTTGGATCGGCTTCGCGTGCGGGCAGGGCGGCTTCGGATCGTAGGTCCTTGCGAGATGGTCCAGCTCGATCGTCCATGCCATTCCCTCGGCCAGTTCGCCCTCGCCGATCTCGTAAACGAAGCCGCTCATGCCTTCGGCCCCTCGAGGGCCTTCCGGCACGCCGGGCATATCTTCACGACCTCGGCCAGCGTGTCCGCGTCGATTACGACGTCGAGCATCTCAATCCGTAACCGAAACGAGGGCGGGTGGTTCATGGCCATGCTCAGGTCGAGACGCGTCACCGGGAGCGGGCGCCCGTCCTGGTCTGTCACGGTCCACGTGCACGGGCTCCCGCCTTCGCCCTTGATCTTGATCCTGACGGTGTCGCTCATTGCTTCACCAGCACGGCCGGCGATCCCGGCGCGGTCCACCTCGTCACCAGCACGTCGGCCAGGCGCTTCCGCTCGTCTCCGGTCGGAATCGGCAGGCTGTTCCCAACCGAGACGTCGTCGATGTACTTCTCGACCTTGCTCCGGGCGCGCTCCACGGTCTCGTCGGCGAAGTAGCGATCGCCAGACTTGAGCACGTGGCTGGGCGCGCAGACGTCGCCGTGCCAGTCGATGTGCTGCATGAGCCCTGGGCACTTCCGGCAGCCGATCATGAACGGCGTCACGCCGTCGCGGCTGTTCCACAGGATCTCGATCACGCCGCACGTGTCGCAGAGGTACTGCATGAGGCAGAAGGCCTCGCCGTGGTTGTACTTCTTCTGCTCCACTGCCTTGTCGCTCATGACGTGCCTTTCTCCGGGTCCTCGTCCTCCACGATCCGGACCACGATCGACCGCGCCCCGCTCGCGGAGTAGTTGGCCGAGGACTGGACCGCCTCCGGCCGGGTGTTGAACATCGAGAGGATCACCGGGTCCTGACTGTCGTCCTTGAGGGACCAGGCGACGACCCCGAACCACGGGCCGCTCATTCGGCCACCTCTTCCTTCTCCTGCTCCTCGGCCTTCCGGATCTCGCCCAGCACCGGGGAGATTCCGGCCTCGACCAGGACCCCGAGTGGGTGGCTCTTGTGCGAGCACGTCTCGCAGACCGTGATCGCCACCGGGTCCATGACGTGATGCGCCATGTCCTCGTCCGCGCCCATCGCCTGCGCCAGCGCGATGGCCGCGCCCGCAGTCCCGCCGAACATCAGCTCGAGCCCGGACTGGCGACGGACCGCGCCGAGGTCGATCCCCCACCGCTCGATCCGGACGCGGTAGAACAGCGGGACGCCGCACTCGGGCGCCTTCTTCCCGCAGAGCGAACACGTGATGACCTTCCGCAGCTCCTTCTCCTTCATCGTCCCTCCTGTTGGTTGCGAAATGCCGCCCCGAGCTGCGCGCACGTGATCAGGTACTTCTGGCGTTCCTGCGATTCGGCCACCGCCTTCAAGTAGTCCACCAGGTCGTGATCCGTCGTGACTACCCACGTGGCCATCTTGTACATCAGCTCGGGCTCGCACCGCTCGAAGTTCGGGTAGAAGATCACGAGCGGCTTCCGCGCCCCGACGAAGCACCCGGCCTCGAGGTGGGCGCTCCGTCCACACGGCAGCACGAGCACGCAGGCCTCGGCCCACATCATCCCCGCCCAGTCCTTCCGGAAGCCGTCGCACGCGAGCGGGTGCGCCAGCGCCTCGACGTACTTCACGGGAGTCCAGCTCTGCCACTCCGGATCCATGTCCGACCAGGCGAAGCCGTGATCACCGAACACCGGCTCCCGGAAGTCGTAGACCTCGTGGCCGTTCTGCCGGAGCAGGGTCACGACCGCCGGCTGCCACTTGTTACGCCAGGAGGAGGCGACGTAGAGCCTCACGGCTTCTCGCCTTCCCGCTTCCGGCCGCCGCTGAACTCGCTCGCCTTCGGGCACGTCGCGAAGTGCGAGACCAGCGCCACGATCCCCGAATAGTGCCCGGCCGGCCCGGCCGGCGCCGGACCCGAGAGCTTGGCGAGCAGCCCCGGTTCCATGAGCTGCCTCAAGGTCCGCGACCGCACGACCCGGACGTCGACCGCGTCTCCTTCCTTTCGCCAGTCGGTGACGATGTACACTGGCGGCCGGGGGTCGAGCGGGATCCTGCCGCCGTCCGCGGTGATCCCCCACACGATCGGCCGTCCGCATCCGCGGCAGACGGCCATCAGTGACTGCTCCCGGGCAGGATGATCTTCGGCGGCTCTGCCGGCGGCTCGCCCTCCACAGTCACAGTCGCGGTCACCTGCGCCTTCATCTGCCGGGGCAGCAGGTTGAGCCGCGGCCCCAGTTTCTGCTTCAGGTCTGCCATCACGTCCTCGAGCGCCGGCAGGCAGTTCACGCCCCAGTTCGCGTGCTCGGTGACGCACTTCGCCGTCGTCTCGATCCAGGCGGCGAACTGGTCCCGGAGGTAGGCGTCGATGTCGACCTTCGGCGGGGTCATCTGACCCACTCGTCTTTGCAATGCGCGGGCCACGCGATCTTCCCCCGGCCGAACCGGCGCAGCCGCTGGTACGTCAGCAGTCCGTCCCAGGGCCCGCCGACCTTCTTCAGGAGCAGGGGTTCCGAGGAGGAGTTCCGAACCGCGAGCTTGAACGTCCGGCCCACCCCGATCTGCAGGTGGCCCCAGCGGTACCGGACGTAGACCGAGCGCCCGAGGCTGGTCGAGCCCTGCCACTGCGAGGGGCTCGAGTTGCAGGTCTGCCAGATGCTGACGACCCGGACCACGTCAGCCTTCTCTCTCGCTCTTCGTCTGGCCCGGCGCGTCCTTGGCTTCCGCGAACGAGAGCCAGTACGGCTTCTGCCCGTCCCGGCACAGGACGAGCGAGAGGTCCACGGACTTCCCGTTGATCGCGAACGCCGCCTTGCGGGTGGCCTTGCAGACGGCGTCCTCGCCGATCTTGGCCGCGTCCGACAGGTTGCCCGCCTCGACGAAGCACCGCGTCTTGATCGTCTCCTCGTCCGCGCTCCTGTAACCCACGATCACCTCGAAGATCATGCTATCTCCTTCCGGCCGCCACCGCGGACGGCCTGCGCGCCGGCAGGGCCGGCGGTATGTTGAACAGCTTCCCTTGCCCGAAGAACCCGGGCGCCAGGCCCGGCTCCTTCATCGGAATCTGCTTCGCGGCCCGGCCGTTCGCCAGGCGCTGGGCCTCTGCCTCCCACGCGTGGTTGCCGTCGATGTACACGCGCTGCAGCGCGATCACGCGCCGGATCACCCCGTGCCGGAACAGCCGCTTGTCCTTCCGGTCGGTGATGTCCGCGTAGAAGTAGCCCCGGCCGCAGGACACGACCGGCCACCCGAGCTTGAGGCACTCGCGGCAGAGCGCGCGGACCTCGCGGTCGAACCCGCGGGGGGATTCGAGCAGCTCGCGGTACATCCCGACCCGCAGGCACCAGCCCTCGAGGTACTCGACCAGCTCGGACCGCGGGACCGCGCGCCGGTGGCCGTAGGCGTGGGCCCGGAGCCAGTCCGCGATCTCGTGGTGGATCGGCCCCGCGTTCTCTACGCGGCGACCGCGGGGCGTCATATCGGCCACGCGCCCGGAATGATCTGTAGTGGTCTCGTGAACGGATCCCCTTCGGTAAAGGCATCGTCCGTGTGGTACACGTCGAACAGGCCCAGCGTCGGCACCAGCCGCACGTAAGTCCCCGGCTTCTTCACTCTGCCGCGTCCACCTATCTCGCTGGGTTGATCGGGTACGAACAAGGTGACGCCCTGCACCTTCTGCTCGGGCGTCAGGTGAAAGCACCAAATGTGATCACGAAGCCGTCCGGCCAGGGACGGGCACGAAGACCGGGCCGGGCGGCCCGTGTGTGACCCGGAGCCCTGCGGCGCCCGCGGGCGGCGCCGGCGTGGAGTAGACGCAGCCGGAACCACTGACCTAACTCCCTGCCCCGGCATCGCCTGCCGGGGGTTTCTCGAGGTGCTCGCGAAGGCCGCGAACCGAATCCAGGATGCCCTGGAGCCCCTGGACGTGCGCCAGCGTCGCGTCTGCCCGGCCAGCCTCGTAGCCCTTGTGCCGTCCGTAGAGGCATCCTACGACGCCTCCGATGAACCCGTAGACGAGAGCCGCGATCATAGCAAATCCTCCGTCCCGTTCCTCGTCCTGCGCCGGCTGGTGTCGGCCACGACCACCACGCCCGGGTACATCTCGCCCTCGCGCTTGAGCTTCCGTGCCTTCATGTTCAGGAACGTCATCGACGCCTCGATCGCGTCCTCTGGCGCCTTCCCGTCCAGCACGGCCCGGCAGAGCAGCTTGAGCCCGCCCTCCTGAACCTCGGCGTGGTACGTCTTCCCGGTCGCGACTCCCGCCGGCGCCGCCGGCTGAGCCACCAGCGGAGCCACCACCGGCAGCTCGGGAGCCGTGGCCTCCTCCACGACCGCCGCCGCAGCCTCGACGTGTCCGGCCGCCTCGAGCTCGGTCGCCTGCGCGATCGCCTTCTCGTCAGCCAGGCGCTTCTCCTCCGCGAGCCTGCGGTCCTCGGCTTCCTTGGCTTCCCGCTGGAGCCGGGCCACCTCGCGCTCCCGGATGTTCATCTGGCTCTCGCAGTGCGCGATCGCCTGCACGGCCTCCCGAATGAGGTCCGACTCGAGGTCGCAGACCGCCCGGTGCGCCCGGTACGCCGACGTCTTCGCGGGCTCGATCCTGGACTTCACCTCGTCGACGAGGTCCTTGAGCGCCCGCCACAGCGTCCCGATCCGCTGGTAGCTGGCGTCGTCCGTCGCGAGGATCGCCATCACCTGGCGCGGGTTGAGCGCCGCGATCTTCGGCCGGTAGTCATACTGCACCTGCTCGGCCGTGACCGGGGCCATCGCCGCTCCCACCGCGATCTCGCCCGCCTTGTGGACCGTCAGCGGGCCGCTCACAGCTCGTCCTCCACCGGCGGCGCCGCCGGGTGAGTCGCCGGCCCGGAGTCCTTCGCGATCCCCTTCGGCTTCGTGCCGTAGACCTGGCCGACCAGGTGGTCGACCATCGCGTCCCACCCGGCCCAGTTGCCCGAGAGGATCGCCGCGCACTGCGGGCCGTTCATCGGGTAGAGCTTGGCCGCGATCACCTGCGCGTGCATCCGGATCGTGATCGGGTCCTTCCGCGTCGTCTGGCCGGCGGCGCCGTCCTTGCCGCCCCCGCCGTAGACCGCCCGCATCTTCTCGTCCCAGCCCGCCGGCTTCGCCACGCCGTCGATGCCGACCACGTTCAGGAAGTCCCCGTCCTGCTGGAGGTGGACGTTGTACGCGGCGTCCGGGCTCTGCGCCATCGTCTCGAGGTGTGGGATCAGGTAGGCGAACATCGGACCCGCCGACGCCTTGAGCTCCCACTCCTTCCCCTCGTTGTCCATGACCGCGAGCTTGAGCCCGCAGCGGTCGCCGCGGCCGTCCTTCGTCTTGCCCGGCCAGGCCTGCAGCACCCGGACCCCGACCAGTGCCTGTGGATCGAATGTCATCGTCGCCATCTTCGTGTCCTCCTATTTCCCGTACTCGGGAACGCGCTGGCGCAGCCTCGCCGCGGCCATGAGCGCGTTCCAGTCCTCGTTCACGTCGGTCGTGATCTCGACCTCGCGGTAGGCCCCGTCGACCGCCGACACGGCCAGCAGCATCCGGCCGATCTCGGTCAGCTTCGCCCAGGGCGCGAGCTTCGCGTGGTCCACGATCGCGGTGTAGCCGCTGACCTGCAGCTCGCCCTCGGGGTAGACCCGGAGCTCGCCAGTCTTCGACGGCTTCACCCGCTTGAAGTCGATCATGAACGGGCGGTCGTTCATCAGCACGAACGTGTCCGCGCGCCCCCCGACCAGCGTCTGCGGGCACGCCATCGGCCACTCGGTCGCCAGCCACCTGATCTTGTTGTTCATCTCCCACTCGAGGATCCCGTCCACGGCCTTCGACGCCGTGGGCTCGGCCGGCTTCGCCGGCAGGGAAGCCCCGGCGATCCGGGCCTTGATGTACACGTGGATCCAGTCGGCCACGACCGAGCCGCAGTCGCTGGCCTTCCTCCGCAGCGCCTCGGCAGCCCCGGCCGCCCCGTTCAGGTGCGCCGCCAGCGTCACCGCCGGGTACTTGGTGTCGGGCTGCAGCGTCTCGCGGAGCTGCTCGATCGTGGCGTCGACCGCCCACTGGATCAGGGCGGGCTTGTTGATGACGCTCAGGGCCTTCGTCACCGAGAACACGGGCCGCCCGTTGAGCAGCAGACCGTACTGGCCCTTCGTCGTCAGGCCCGGCTGGTGGAGTACGACCTCCCGGGCGGTCACAGGTCAGCCTCGGGCCGGGGCTCGTTCGCGACCTTCTCCAGGTACTCGCGCATCGCGTGCCCCTGCTCGGCCGTGAGTTGCGCCGGGGGCAGCGGGAGGTTCAGCGTCGCCTTCACCTCGTTCGCCTTGAGACCGAGCTTCTCCAGGATGTCCAGGATGACCTTCCGGTCCTCCATCGTGATCCCGCTCGCCTCGGCCTGGCCGGCAGCCGGCGCGGTCGCCGCCTGCTTCTGCGGCTCGACCTCCGG